ATTGTTGATGAACCAATTCAACAATTAACTAAGTTTGAATTTACAAAAATGTTTTTACGAGACAAATTATTTCAATCATTACCAAATGTTGATAGTTGGTTATTGACTACATTCTCTACTCTAAACAAATATGCGGGGATAAGTAATGAGCGATAAGTTATCAATATATGGTACACCATTTCAAGTAAAAGTTTTATCATCTCTATTATCTGATGTTAAGTTTTTACAAACATCTTCGGATATATTGAATGGTGATATATTTGATTCTGATTCTAATGCTTGGTTAGCTGATGAGATAGTTGATTACTTTATGAAACATAAAGATGTACCAACACTTGATGTTTTAAAAATAAAAATCAATGACATAGAATCGGATACATTACAAGTTGCTGTAGTAGATGCTTTAAGAGAGTGTTGGAAACATATCGAGTCTTCTGATTTAGATTTTGTAAAAGAGAAGTGTTTAGATTTTTGTAAAAATCAAGTTTTAAAAGGTGCAATATTAGAATCAGTTAATCTATTAGAAAATCAAGATTACGATGGTATAAAAGCACTTATAGATAAGTCTATGTCGGTTGGTACTGAACGAGATTTGGGTCACGAGTACGTAACAAGTTTAGAAGAAAGATTAACAGAGTCGGTTAGAAATACCACACCTACTGGTTGGGATATAATAGACGAAGTTATGGATGGTGGTCTTGGTGCAGGTGAACTTGGTGTTATAGTTGCACCAGCTGGTATTGGTAAGACTTGGATGTTACAAGTTATTGGAGCTAATGCTATGGCTAGAGGTAAAACTGTAGTTCATTATAGTTTAGAATTAAATCAGACATATGTTGGATTGAGATACGATACAGTGTTTAGTGGAGTGACTACTGGTAATATCAAGTTTTATAAAGATGACGTACAGAAGAAGATAGACACACTTAAAGGTGATTTATACATAAAATATTATCCTACTCGTTCGGCTACAGTTCAGACGTTAAATTCACATTTACAACAATTACTAATTCAAGGTATAAAACCAGATTTAGTTGTATGTGATTATGCTGATATTGTAAAACCACTTGGTACATTCAGAGAAAAGAGACATTCTATTGGAGATAATTACGAAAGACTTAGAGAGTTAGCGGGTGAGTTTGAAATTCCCGTATGGACAGCTTCACAAGCTAATAGAAGTGCTCTTGAAGAGGAAGTAATTGATGCTACAAAAGTATCTGAAGATTATTCTAAGGTTATGACATCTGATTTTGTAATGTCAATAAGTCGTAAGGTAGAAGATAAAATATCTAATACTGCTCGTTGTCACGTTATCAAGAATAGATTTGGAGTTGATGGTATGACATATCCAATGATGATGAATACTAATATTGGTAAGATAGAGATTCACGAATCAAATTCTGTTGGTGGTAAATCACAACAGAAGAAGATGGATAGTTCAGATGAGTATTTGAGAAAATTAGCCAAAAATAAATATGACGATTTTAAAACTGATGATGGCAAAATGGAAGGGTTTGAATAATTATATATGGAATCAGTATACACGAAAGTTTATGAGGAAAAAATAATATGAATTTTAAGTTATCAGAAAATTTTATAAGTAAGTATAAAAGGAAGAAAGCTCCTTTTGGTTTTAATGGATTAGGTGAATTAGTTTATATGAGAACCTATTCAAGAATTAAAGAAGATGGTAAAAACGAAAGATGGTGGGAAACTGTACAACGAGTCGTAGAGGGAACTTATTCAATGCAAATGAATTGGATAGACTCACATCAATTAGGGTGGAATCCGTGGCAAGCACAAAAGTCAGCTCAAGATATGTATGAGCGAATTTTCAATATGAAATTCTTGCCCCCTGGTCGCGGACTGTGGGCTATGGGAACAGCTATCACAGAAAAAAAGGGATTATATGCCGCCCTAAACAATTGTGCTTTCGTATCTACGAAAACACTAAAAGAAGACTATGCTAAACCTTTCTGTTTCCTTATGGATGCAAGTATGTTAGGTGTTGGTGTAGGATTCGATACCAAAGGTGCTGGAGAGATAGTAGTTAAAGGTGTTCAAAAAGATAGAGACGAACAAGTATATGAAATACCAGATACTCGTGAAGGTTGGGTAGAATCTTTAAGACTACTATTAGAAAGTTACTTTCATGGACAAGCACCAATGGAGTTTGATTACACAAAGATAAGACCTGCGGGAGCTCCTATAGCGGGTTTTGGTGGTGTATCGAGTGGACATGAACCATTACAAGAAGTACACGAAGCAATTAGAAAAGTTCTTGATAAAAATAGTGGAGAACCAATCACAATCACTACAATCGTAGACATAATGAATTTGATTGGTAAGTGTGTTGTTGCTGGTAATGTAAGAAGAACTGCTGAGATTGTATTTGGAGACCCACATGATGAAGAATATTTAGATTTAAAAAATTATAAAGTAAATCCACATAGAGACCAATATGGTTGGACATCCAATAATAGTATATTTGCAGAATTGGGTATGGATTATACTGAAGTATCAAAAAGAATTGTAGACAATGGTGAACCAGGTTTAGCTTGGTTAGACAATATGAGAAAATACTCTCGTATGAAAAATGGTGGAGACAACAAAGACCACAGAGTAATGGGTGGTAATCCTTGTTTGGAACAATCATTGGAATCATACGAGTTATGTTGTTTAGTAGAAACATTTCCAAATAATCACGATTCGTTTGAAGATTATGCTAGAACATTAAAATATGCTTATCTTTATGCGAAAACTGTAACACTTGGTAAAACTCATTGGTCTGATACAAATCGTGTAATGTTAAGAAACAGAAGAATTGGTTGTAGTGTTAGTGGTGTCGCACAATTTATTACAAATCGTGGATTAGACGAACTAAAGAATTGGTTGAATGGTGGATATGATGTTATTCAGACTTGGGATAAACAATATTCAGATTGGATGGCAGTACCACGTAGTGTAAAAACTACATCAGTAAAGCCATCAGGTACAGTTTCACTATTAGCGGGAGCGACTCCAGGATTACATTACCCTGAGAGTCGTTTTTACATTAGGAGAATACGTGTTTCAAAACATTCAGAATTGTTAGAACCATTGAAAAAAGCAAAATACAAAGTAGAACCTGCATTTGGTTCTGAAGATACAACAATGGTTGTTGAAGTACCTGTAGATGTCGGTGAGGGGATTAGGACAGCGGCTGAACTTTCGATTTGGGAACAATTCAGTTTAGCCGCTTTTCTTCAAAGACATTGGGCAGACAATCAAGTTAGTTGTACAGTAACATTCGACCCAGAAACAGAGGGTTCGGTTATACCACAAGTCTTAAATTATTATCAGTATCATTTAAAGGGAATCTCACTTCTTCCAAGACATGATTACGGAGCATATCCACAAATGCCGTATGAGTCTATTGATGAAAAAGAATACAATAAACAAGTTAAGAAACTTGGTAAACTTTCTTTTGGTACAATCAAACACGAAGAAGCTGATGTAGATAAATTTTGTAACAATGACGTTTGTGAAGTAGTACCCATGACTGGTGATAATGACGACCAAGACTATGCTAATTAAGACTTCACATACAAAAAAAGCGGACAGGCAGACGACGCACCTGTAGAAAAATGCGTCATTCATATGAATAATAAGCAAGGAGAAAGATTATGAATTATCGTAATCTCATGTCTTTACTGGTGATGATGAGCGGATTTGTTTTCGGACAAGTCGTTACAGGATTCGTTGGTAAAGGCGATAAACCACTTGTAGGAGCTAATGTTACTATTGAAGGTACAGACTTAGGCGGGGTCTCGGATAGTGAAGGTAAATTTACTATTGAGACTGGCACTGGTACTTTTGATGTGACAGCTTCTTACATTGGTTACATAACCCAGACTAAATCTGTTAGTGTTGGGGATATTGTAGCGAGTGTTAGTTTCACTTTAGAAACTGATGTCGTTGCAATGTCAGCACTTGAGGTTCTTGCTTCAAGAGCTGATGAAACGACACCTGTTGCTTACACTACTGTAGATAAAGAAGAAATGGAATTACGTCTTGGTTCACAAGATATTCCAATGATTCTTAATACTACACCAAGTGTATATGCGACTGGTCAAGGTGGTGGTGCGGGTGATGCTCGTATCAATGTTCGTGGATTTAACCAAAGAAACGTAGCCGTGATGATAAATGGTGTTCCCCAAAATGATATGGAGAACGGATGGGTCTATTGGTCTAATTGGGATGGAGTAGGTGATGCTACAACCTCAATTCAGATGCAAAGAGGTCTTTCAGCTGTTAATCTAGCTACACCATCTATTGGTGGAACTATGAACATAATTACCGACCCAGCTCAACACGAGAAGGGTGGTAAAGTAAAACAAGAAGTAGGTGAAGGTGGATTCCTTAAATCTACTTTGAATTATAACTCAGGACTTATGTTAAATGATAAGTTAGCAATAAGTGGAACGATTGTTCGTAAAACTGGTGATGGTTTTATAGATGGAACATGGACAGACGCTTGGGCTTACTATCTTGGAACAAGTTATCAGATGAACGATGACCATAGACTTGAGTTGTATGCTGTTGGTGCTCCACAGCGTCATGGTCAGAATCTATATAAACAGAATATCGCAACTTATTCACAAGAGTTAGCAGGTAGTATTGATGGATACAACGATTCTGCTTATGTTGAAGGAGAAAAGTTCGAACACGAGGCTGGTAGATTCTTTAACCAAAACGTTGCACCAATTGACCCAGATTATAAAGGTCAACAATATTGGTATATGTACGGAGCTCGTACAACCGATAGGTATAGTTCTAACTTCCTAAATGAAAGAGAAAACTTCTTTCATAAACCACTTGTTAACTTGAATCATTTTTATGATATCAATGAAGACATGAGGTTAAGTTCAGTACTATATTGGAGTGGTGGTTCTGGTGGAGGAACTGGTACTTATGGTAGCGTAAGTAGGACACCCGCGATAGAAGGAAACCCTTGGTATGCAAGTTCACCTTGGACTTGGGATTGGAATGCTGAGATAGCTCAGAACTCTGCTAATGTAGATTCTGCGTTCTCTGATGTTGAAAATCGTTCCACAGGTATCCTTAGAAACTCAATCAATAGACAAGATACTTATGGTTTAATTTCTAAATTGAACTATGATGTTTCAGATGAACTTGAAGTTCAAGTTGGTATTGATTGGAGAACTGCTGGTATAGAACACGCTAGAGAAGTTCGTGATTTACTTGGTGGAGACTACTATGTAGACTACGCCGATGACAATATGGCCGATGGTAAAGTTGTTCGTTTAGGTGATATTATTGCGTATCATAACGAAACTACTGTAAATTGGTTAGGAGCTTTTCTACAAGGTAAATATGATACTGAAAAGATAAATCTATATGGTATGGGTGGTATATCTACAATTGGATATACTTACGAAGACCATTTCGCTCTTAATGTAGATGAGGATGGAAACAAGATTGATAATTTTGTTGAAGCTCCTGCTATCACAACCTTTCAAGCAAAGGGTGGAGCTAGATATAATCTTGATGACAGATTATCTGCATTTGCTAATGCTGGTTACGTACAGAAACCACCAATCTTAGATAATGTAATTGATTATGATGGGAATGTATCCACAAACCCAGACAATGAGAAATTCATATCTACAGAAGTTGGTGGAGAATATAGAAGTGACAAAGTTGCTATCAAAGGTAGTTACTATAACACTCAATGGAAAGACAGAAACCTTACAAAGTCAGTTACGACTGGTCAAGGTGACTCAGGTGACACAGACATCATTTATTTGACTGGTGTAAACCAAAGTCATAGTGGTTTCGAGATTGAGTCTAAAGTCGCTCTACATGAAATGGTTGACTTGGATGTTGCCGTTAGTATTGGAGATTGGTATTTTGATGGAGATGCTAAAGGTGACTACACAGAGATGGAATACAATGATGATAATCAAATCATTGGACAAACATCTACTGAGTATGAATACGCTTTAAACAATCTAAAAGTTGGTGATATGCCACAGACATCTTATGTTGGTGGTTTAACAATCAAACCAATTGAAGGATTGAGTGTCCAAGGTCTATATAGATGGTACGACAATCATTATTCTGATTGGAGTCCAGATAGTCGTGAAGTTGAAGGTGATGCTGACAGAGCACAAGTATGGAAAACCCCGTCTTATGGTAAGATGGACATACACGTAGCTTATAGGTTACCTAAAATGGCAGGACTTGATATGACTTTACATGGTCATTTATTTAACGCACTTGACGATGTTTATGTTCAAGATGCCGTTGACAATAGTAAGTACAATGGGTATGGTGATAAGATGCACTTAGCTCATAACGCTGAAGTATTTCTTGGAACACCAAGAAGTTTTAATTTAGGACTTACTGTTAATTTCTAAAATGGTTCAATTTGGGGGGATTTTATCCCCCCATTTTACCAAAAAAATATTGACCCTTTCGATTTTGGGGTGACTATTTATTTCTATAAAATAAGGTTATTAAATGATAAATCACAAGTTATATGGTAGAAGAGTCTTACACGTTATGTCACCTGTAAGATGGCGTTCAACCAAATTTATGCATCAAGCAGATTCCAATTATAAAGTAATGGTTAAAACTATAAAGTGGTTACCTATGTGTCATCATTATGTTTTAGTTCCACCAAACAATACAATCCCACATCTTGGAGATAATGTCACAATGATAAAGTTTCCATATGCTGGTAGTGTATTATTTAATCGTGGTTTCTTCGATAGTAAAGCTCTATTGAAAAAAGTTGACTTTCAAAGACTTGATGTTGACTTTATCTTTAATCACCAACCAGAATTATTGTACAATGTTTACAACGCAATCCTGACCGATAGGTATGGAATGACTGTAGATAGTTACAATTTTTTCCATTGGGTTGATTGTGAAAAGAGTAGACCTACTGGTGGTTATCCAGTTGGTTTCTTCAGACAATTAGAAGCTATTGATTTATCTACAAAATCTTATTTTCATTGTCCAGTTAGTTTGGACTATATGAAATCCAATTGGGATAAGATGCCACATACAGCACAAGGTGTTGATGACAACGTGATGAAAGAAAAAATTAATTACTTTCCACTTGGTGTTGGTGACTTACCTGACCCAGAACCATTTCCATTACCAGACAAAAAAATATTGGTATTCAATCACAGATGGAATCAATCTACTGGTATAAAAAAACTTATAGAGTGGACGAAAGACCTTGATAGAGATGAGTGGTTAGTTTGGATTACCGATGATGATGCTAAAAAACCAAAAGCTGGTAAACCTGCACCAGATTGGATGAAAGTTCAAAACTTACCAAGTGGTGGTCAATATAGATACTTGATAGATAATTGTTATGCTAGTATTTGTATAGTGAACGATTATATGACTTGGAATTTATCAGTACAAGATGCTATAAAAGCTAATAGACCAAGTTTAACATTCAAACATCCTACACAAGAACACGTTTTAGGTAAAGATTATCCATTATATTTTACAGATAAAAAGTCTTTTCTTGAGTTGTTAGATAATACACCAAAAGATTTCCAATGGGATTTACCACCACACGATGAAAGATTTAAAGAAAATCTAATTAATGATTTGAGTGAAGCTTGTGATGGTAAAAAGAAACGTACTGTAAAAACACCAAGTGCTGGAATTGAGTGGTTATACCATATTCTAAAAGGTAATGGTTTCAAGAAAAATTTATTATACAATAGTCATCCTAATTTGTATTTGAGTAACACGTGGGAGAAGATAAGACTTTGGTGTATATCCAAAGGAATAAAAGATGACCCAAATTATGAGTATACAAAGTTATTTGTTCCAGATGATAAACGAGATGAGATACAAAAACTCGTTGATGATTCTGAATTGACATTTGGTGAGTCTAAAGTAGACCCAAAGTTCAAGACAATCAATAAAGATGATAGTTGGTTTTAATGTATCAGAATATATTTTATGATAACTTCAAAAACAAGATACACATTTGGGATGACGAAAAAGGTTATCTCGTCCTACCATATAAAAAATACGCTTACGTAAAAGACAATTATGGAACTTATGTATCTCTATATGGAGATAAACTAAAAAAAGTATATAAGTTCGATAAGAAGACTAAAAACCTTTGGGAATCTGATGTTAATCCAGAGACAAGAACACTTGTTGATATGTATACAGATTCAGATGATATATCTTCAGACATAAGAATTGGTATTATTGATATCGAGGTTGAGGTTACACAAGGATTTCCAGACGTTCAAAAAGCAGAAAACAAAATAACTTCAATAGCTTATTACGATAGTGGAGTGGACAAATATTTTTGTCTTGTTCTTGACCCAGATAACAGACTAACTCTTGAAACTAAAGATGATATTGAGATAGAAGCTTTTCAAGAAGAAGGTGAGTTATTAAATAGATTTTATGCATTATTTCTTCAGTTAAGACCTACAATATTGACTGGTTGGAATAGTTTGAGATTCGATATGCCATATCTTTACAATAGAGCTACAAACGTACTTGGTTCTGAAATAGCAGATTGTCTTTCTCCAATCAGAAGAGTTAATTGGAGTGAGTACCAAAATAGATATAAAATAGCTGGACTATCTCAATTAGATTACTTGTCACTATATAAAAATTTTACATATACTCAAAAGACATCTTACAGATTAGATGCTATAGCAGAAGATGAACTTGGTGAGAAAAAAGTTGAGTATGAAGGAACACTAAATGATTTGTATGACAATGATTTAAATAAATTCGTAGAATATAACATTCATGACGTTAGACTTGTTAAGATGTTAAATGATAAGTTAGATTTTATAGATGTGTGTCGAGGTATTGCTCATGTTGGTCATGTACCATACGAAGAAGTAGAATGGTCTTCGAGATATCTTGAAGGAGCCGTATTAGTTTACTTAAAGAAACTTGGTATTGTTGCACCAAACAAAAAGAAAGATGGTAGAAAAGATTTATTTGAAGAGAACAAGTTCTCTGGTGCTTATGTACAAGACCCACAAAAAGGTAGACACGAATGGATATATGATTTAGATATTACTTCAATGTATCCATCAATTATTATGTCATTGAATATATCGCCAGAAACAAAGATAGGTGAAATAGTTGGTTGGAATCCAGAAGAGTATGTTCAAAAAGTACCAAAAACTTATACAGTAAAAATGGGTGGTAAGGAACAAGGTAAGGTTACACACGAAGAGTTACAAACTTATTTTAATGATAATCAAGTCTCTATTTCATCCAATGGTATAATTTATAAAACAGATAAAAAAGGTTTGATTCCCGCTCTATTGGAACAATGGTTTAATACAAGGGTAGAGTTTAGAAAACTAGCTAAAAAGTTTGCTGACGAAGGTGATGATGAGAAATATCAATATTTTAATAGGAAACAATACATTCAGAAAGTTGTTTTAAATTCATTGTATGGTGTATTAGGTCTATCAGTATTTAGGTTTTATGATTTAGATAACGCCGAAGCAACAACGTTGACTGGTCAATCTCTAATTAAGTTTACAAAGAAGATTGGTAATCACTTTTATAATAAAGAACTTGAAGATGACAAAGACTATTGTATTTATATTGATACCGATTCAGTATTTTATTCTGCAGTACCACTTCTTGAAAAGAGATTTCCAAATCAAGAACTTTCTGATGTTATGAAAACACAAAAGATTTCAGAGATAGCCACAGAAGTTCAAGGTTATATGAACAAGTCTTATGATTACTTTGCTAAAAAGTTTTGTAATATTTCTAAACATAGATTTGAGATTAAACAAGAGATTATAGCAAGAGCTGGTTTCTTCGTTGTTAAGAAACGATATGGGATGAGAATTATCAATGACAATGGGGTAAAAGTAAATAAGGTTCACGTAAAAGGTTTAGATACAGTTCGAAGTACATTCCCACCAGCTATGAAACATTTACTAAAGAGTGTACTTGATGATATATTGAATTATGTTCCAAAGGATAAAGTTGATGAAAGAATATTAGACTTTAAATCTAAGATAAGACAATTGAGTGTAGATGATATAGCAAATCCAGTTGGTGTAAAGAACATAGAAAAGTATACACCAAAAAAAGACGATGGATTCAGTAACGTTGGAGCAAAAACAGCCATTATGACTGGTACACCAGTTCATGTTAAGTCTTCAATATACTATAATGATTTGTTAAAGTATTTTAAGAAAAAAAGTTATGAACCAATTGTTAGCGACTCTAAAATCAGATGGGTGTATTTGAAAGATAATCCATTGAAATTAGACGTTGTTGCTTATAAGGGATATGAAGACCCAAAAGAGATAATGGATTTTATTAAAGAGTACATTGATTATGATAAGATGTATGAACAAGCTATGACCAAAAAACTAAATATGTTTTATGGTGCATTAGATTGGAGTGAACCACAAGTAAAGAATGAAAACGCATGGTTTTAGTATTGTACACAATTCCTAAGTGTCCATATTGTAAAGAAGCTAAAACTTGGTTAAGAAACAATGGTGTAAACTTTATGGAAGTCAGAGTTTTTGAGAACAAAAAATTAGAGGAAAAACTCTATAAGAAAACAAATTCTGATAAATTGACGTATCCAATAATGAATATTAGTGGTAATTACTTCAATGGTTGGTTGAATGAACAACAATTAAAAAAATTTAAGGATTTATTAAAAATAAATTGATGGTTTTGAACGAGTCATATATATGTATATATAACTCATATAATAATAGGAGAAAATGGTTATGGAAAAAGCGAAACTTACTCGCTACCTTGACAAAATACGTCTTGGAAACAAAATAACACAAACACAAATAACAACACATAATGGTAATACTCATTCTGCTGTTGCAACAGATAATAAAGATTGTTTGGTTGTTTTGAAAATGGAAAAGTCACCGATGCAAGAAGCTACTATTGGTGTTGGTGATATTTCAAAGTTAAGTAATTTATTACAATCACTTGGTTCAGAAATATCTTTTGATGTTACTAGCATTGATAGAGATGGTGAGAAGAAAGCGGTTGAGGTAAATTGTAAAGATGATTTTGGTAATAAAGCGAAATATATGTTACACGACACAAGTGTCGTACCTAAAGCTAGTGATGAGATATTGAAGACTCTTTTTCAACAAGAGTGGGAAGTATCTTTTACAATGGATTCTAATTTCATTCAAAAATTTACAAGTGGTAAATCAGCACTTGGAGATGAAATAGATACATTTACAGTATTAACTGAAAATGAAAAAACTTCAGTTTGTATTGGTTGGAGAACAACACACTCTAACAGATTGGAAATACCAGTAACAACAACAAAGTATGCTGATGTTGATAAATTTTACTTCAATAGTGATGTTATGTCTGAAATATTGAATGTAAATAAAGAATGTGAAACTGGTACTTTTGAAATGGTTGGTGGAGATAGACCACTTGTAAAGTTGTCTTTCAACATTGATGATTATTCAGCAGTTTACTTTTTACAATCACGTACAGCTATATAATTTGAATGTTAGTTACAAACGATAAAAACACTCTATGGGTAGAAAAGTATCGGCCTACAAGTCTCGAATCTTACATAGGTAACAAACACCTAAAGACTAAGATAGAAGACGCTATAGAGAGTGGAGACTTACCACATCTTTTACTATATGGGAAGGCTGGTACAGGTAAGACCACTCTCGCTAAATTACTTGTTAAGAACATTGATTGTGAATATCTATACATTAATGCATCGGATGAAAGAAGAGTCGAGGTCATAGATAAAATCAGACCTTTCGCTGGTTCTCTTGGTTTCGCTAATATGAAAATCGTTATACTTGATGAGGTTGATTATATCACACCAACAAGTCAAGCGGCTCTTCGTAACATAATGGAAACATATTCTAATCATTGTAGATTTATCTTAACTTGTAATTTTGTTGAGCGTATTATAGACCCAATCCAAAGTAGATGTCAAGCGTATAATCTAACACCACCATCAAAAAAAGAAGTAGCTATACATCTTGGTAAAATACTTGATAATGAAAATGTTACGTATAAAAACGAAGATATAGCTTTTATCATCAATAGTTGTTATCCAGATATTCGTAGAGTTTTAAATTCTGCACAAAGACAATCTGTTGATGGTAATCTTGAGTTGGATAAAACAAGTATCATTCAGAATGATTACAAGATGAAAGTACTTGATATCTTGAAGAACCAAGATAAAAGAAATGCATTTAAGAACATAAGACAATTGTTATTAGATAGTGAAGTAAAGGATTATTCAGAGTTGTTTAGATTATTATATGATGAGGTAGATGATTGGGGTAAAGGTCATGTAGCAGAATGTATCTTGACCTTAGCTAAATATCAACAATCTGATGCTATTGTGGTTGATAAGGAGATAAATGCAATGTCTATGATAATAGAGTTATTGGGAGTTGTAAAATGAAAAAAGTCTTAGTCGTTGGAGATAGTTGTAAAGATGTTTTTATTTATGGAGATATCGAAAGAATAAGTCCAGAAGCTCCTATCCCAGTATTTGTACCTACACGTGAAGAATCGAATGATGGTATGGCTAGAAATGTTTCAAATAATGTTGAATCGTTAGATATGGGTATTCATACAATTACTAATCAGAATAGTATTGTTAAAAAAAGATACGTTGATAATCGTAGTGGTCAAATGGTTTTAAGAGTTGATGAACATGATTATTGTGATAGAATAGAAGACATACTACTATCAACAATTCAGAATAATGAATGTTATATATCAATGAGTGGTAAAGTTGAAGTTGATGCTATTATTATATCAGATTATTGTAAAGGTTTCTTACACGAAGATGATATCAAGTGGATTTGTGACAATAATAAAAATGTATTTGTTGATACAAAAAAGAAACTTGGTACTTGGATTAAGAATGCAGACTTTATAAAAATAAATGAATTAGAGTATAAGAAAAACCACGAGTTATTATCAGATGAAGGATTTGAAGACAAACTTATTGTTACTTTGGGTAGTAAGGGATGTAGATGGAATGACATAGAGTTTCCAGTAGATTCAGTACCAGTTAGAGATGTTAGTGGAGCTGGTGATACTTTTTTAGCAGGATTGGTTCGTGGTTACTTACAAACAGGAAATATAGAACGAGGTATTGAATTAGCTCAAAAGTGTACGACATTGGTTGTACAAAAACATGGAGTCGCAACAGTTAGTATAGGAGAAATAGAATGAGTACAAAACCAATGAAACCTTTTCCAGGTGCACCAAAAAGTGAAGTAAAAATTAATCTTGAAGACCAAGAAACTATGAAATGTGACAATTGTGGAAACTATTTATTTATAACATCATTTGTTATTAAGAAAATATCAGCTATCGTCTCACCAACAGGACAAGCTGGTTTGGTTCCAGTTCAAGTTTATAGTTGTGGTAATTGTGGTCAAGTACCAAAACAACTTTTAGAGAGTAGTGGTCTAAGTGTCAAAGAAGAAGAAACAGACAATTAAGAAAAAGGGTCTATTCGACCATTTAAATGCTGTAACGCAATATCAGAACCCAGATTATTGGGATACTCTTTCAACAGAGGATAAAAAAACATATTCGGATTACATGGTCAATCGTTTTCTATCAATGAAGATGGAATGGGTTGATTTCGTTAATGACGTTCAAAAGTATTGGGATGTCTTAACACCAAGAGAACATTATAAAATATATTGTGATGTTCTACCAAAAGGAAAACAATTTTTGAAATACGTAAAAGGGAAGAACGACATGAATTTACCAAAGTGGTTTATTGAAATTATGACCAAACACTATGAGTGTTCTACATCAGAAGTAGGTAACGCTGTAGAAACACTTATATTAACAGAACAAGGAATGTATGAAATTAGAGAAGTTCTACAGAAATATGGCATAGAGCCAAAGATGTGGAAGGATTTACCATTTAGTTTACAATAGGAGTTTACAATGACTAATCTTGAAGAGAGAAATATCGAACACGCCATTTTAATGAAAGAGTTAGAATGGGGTGTAAATACAGAAACAAATACAGTCTATATGGCATATGATTTTGATATGGACAATCTTTATACAATCGTTACAAAAATAGATAATCTATTAAGACACCAAAAAGACCCACGAAGAGCACTAAATATGATTATAAGCTCCTATGGTGGGGATGTATATACTATGTTAGGTATGATAGATTATATAAGAAGTCTACCAGTTAAAGTTAACACTCACTGCCTTGGAGCTTGTATGTCGGCCGCAGCAGTTTTACTTGCTAGTGGAACTGGTAAAAGAACGATGACTCAAAATTCAACCGTGATGGTTCATGAAGGTTCCGCGTTTGAAGCTGGAAAAACATCGGATGTACTAAAAGGAGCTGACCATTTAAAACTATTACAAAAAACAATTTGTAATATTCTTGGAGATGTAACAAAGAAATCTTCGGAGTTTTGGGAAGGAGTTTCTAAACAAGATACCTATCTAACAGCTAGTGAATGTTTGGAGTATGGTGTCGTAGACGAGGTAGTGTAAATTGAGTGAACCGAGTTTATTAGACTTAAAAAGAGGAAAAGTTATGAAAACTATAAAAGACACACCAACAGGTGTTGATTCACCTGGAACAATTGTTGAACAAATGGAAAAAGAATGGCCAGAAATGACACAAGAGTTCAAAAAACTACAGAGAGAACAATACGAATTATTCTGTCATAAACAACATGATTATGGCCCAGGTAATATTTCGGTTGGTACTCAATTAATAACAGATGACGAGATACATTTGTCACTTACTGGTTTATGGTTTAGGATGAATGATAAGATACAAAGGTTAAAAACTTTATTAATGGGTAAGAGAGGAAATGCTGTAGAAGGTGAACCAATGGAAGATGCTTATTTAGATGTTAGTAATTATGGAATTATGGCAACCATTGTTAAAAATGGTAAATGGGGTAAGTAATGAAATCACCATTGAAGATTATAGAAAGAATGGTTAAAGAAACACCTAATGATATGGAATTGGGTGGTAAGATTAGACATTACATAAATTGGTTAAGAGATACTAAGGGTAAAAAAGATGTATAAATATGAATGTAAAGCTGGAGTGTATGAATCAGATACACTATTTGGTTTAGTTTGGGAAATGTTCACACATAGATTATGGCACTTAAAGGAGCATGGTAAATGGATGGATTAAGAATATTACATTATGGTAGTCCAGTAAGATTTGATAGTAGTGGAGTATTTCAACATCAGTTTGATTCTAATTATAAAGTATTAGAAAAGACAATATCATTCTTACCAGAATGTCATCATTATGTTTTAGTACCAGAAAAACATACTATGCCTGATGACAGACCAAATGTTACTCTTATAAAATATCCATACTATAGAAACGCTCTATCTAATCGTTCAGCTTTCCATGATTCTGTTTTTAGAAATATCATAGACTTTAAAACACAAGACATTGATTTCGTATTTTGTCACCAACCAGAGATGTTGTATAATATCTTTGTAGCTATGAGTGATAAGAGATATGGACAAGTTGTAAGTAGATTTTTATTCTTTCACTGGGTTGATTGTCCAGGTAGTAGAGTATCTTCAGCAACACCACCACCATTTATGAGACAAATAGAATCAATAGGTATGGCTGATAATGCATTCTTTCATACTGATATATCGAATGATTGGTTAGCTAGAAACTTTACAAAAGGACAACCAGTTTCTATTGATATGAATTATATCAAGAATAAGACAAAAACTATGCCACTAGCTTCAGACCCGTTACCACCAGCAGAACCTATAGACTTACCAACAGATAAGAAGATTGTTGTATTCAATCATAGGTGGGGTCAAACTACTGGTGTAAATAGGTTGTTAGAATATTTCGAAGGATTGGAAGACGAGTATATGATATGGAGTACTGATTGGCAAGCTCCAAAAGAGTATGTAGCTTCTAAATTAAACAGAGGTCAATATAGATACTTGTTAGAAAACTCTCATTGTAGTGTAAGTTTTGTTGATGGTTATATGACTTGGAATCTATCGGTACAAGATGGTATACAAGTTGATAAACCAGTTTTGGTGTATGACAATCCACAAATGAGTAAAGTTGTAGGAGAAAATTATCCATACACATT